GGCGGTAGGGGCCTTTCTCTTACAGGGGATCGTTGACTGCTCTCCAGATTCCGAGAGCACCCTGGGACGGGACGACTCCGTTCCCGAGGAGACGCCGCTCGGCGGACACCCTCAGCCCGTGACCGGTGACCCACCTCTCCGGGAGGAGCATCATCCTCTCCATCTCCAGAGTAGCCTCCGAGGGGTCGGGGCATCCCAGGGCCTGGTACAGGGACTGACCGTGCCCGTTGCCGTTCCCGTGCTTGGCGCGCTGAGCGTCTCGCCAGGACTCCCAGGACTCGGGAGAGTGACCCCACCCCATATCGACGACGGTAGGGGTAGGGAGCAGTCCCTCCGGCCTCTTCTGGATGGTCTCCGGCCTGACTGCGCCGGACAGCAGACTCTCCCCGCCACCTCGGACCGCGGTCAGGAACACCCGTGCCCGGCGATGGGGTGCTCCGACCTCCCAAGCCTCTGCGCGGCCCCACCTGACGGTAAAGCCGTAGCGGCCGAGCTCTGCGTCAATAGCATCCTGGTACTTCAGGGCCTGGGGGACGTTCTCGATGACCAGAGCCTCGGCCCCACTCAGGTGCCCGATCTCGGCACACCTGAAGAACAGGCCGCTGCGACTTCCCCGCAGACCTGCACCGTGCCCGGCCCTCGACAGGTCCTGGCACGGGAACCCGAAGGTGACGACGTCGGCTTGGACGAGGTCTAGCTTCGGGTCGTGGACGTCCTTGAGCTGCCCGGCCTCAGGCCAGTGCTGGGCCAGGACCTTTCTGGCAGGGCCGTAGTTGTCGCACACAGCAACCAGATCAGTGGGCTGGCCTGGCAGAGCCATGCTAAGGGACAGTTCCAGGCCCCCATATCCAGAGCATAGTGACAGAACTCTCATGATTCCTCGCTGGTGGTGGTGGTGGTGGTGGTGGTGGTGGTGTCAGGAGTAGAGCGACCAGGACGAGGCGTTGCCGCCCCGTGCCTCGAAGGTGAGTATGGCCGGCCTCGTCGAGTCGCCGGAGATGTTCGTCCACCAGTCTGAGCCGCGGTCGGCGGAGGGGCAGGAGATGATCCATCGGGCGTCCCCGGCCTGGCTCACGGCGAAGTTGTGCCAGTGCCCGTGGACTAGGATTCTGGCGTCGTAGAGGCCGCTACGGCGCCCGAACGCGAGGTCTCTGAACCATCCCGGAACCTTAGACTGTGAGCCCGCCAGATGGCCGTGTGTGAAGCCGATGCGGGTCCCGTCTGCGGCCTCCACGGTGACGGCCTCCTCCCACTTCTCGGGCCGGTGGAAGGTGACGTGCTCGAAGCCGGGGCGGTCCTCGATGACGTCCTCGATGTTCTTCGAGATCATGATGCCGAAGTCATCGTCCGGGGCGTTGGCGCGGCTGTTCTTGCCGGGGCCGACCCTCACGGCACAGTGGTTCGACGGTACGGCCACGTAGTACAGGGACTCGCACAGCGGCGCGAGCAGCCGGACAGCCTCGGCGTAGAGGCGCTGCACAGTCCTGATCTGGTCGGTCAGGCTTAGGTCGTTTGTCTGGGCCTGGCTGGCGACGTTCCAGAAGCCCTCAGTGGAGTCTCCGACGTCGGCGAGGATGATGCGCTCGTACCCGCCGACGTGGTTGATATCGTGGGCGATGTCGCTGATTGCCCTGCGCACAAGGCGCACCGTGTCCTCGGTGCCCCCGCCCTGCCCGGTTTTGCCCACCTGAAAATCCGCCATGCAGACAATTAGTGTCTCCCCCTTGTCGAAGAGCCGGGCGGGTTTCGGCAGTAGCGGCTCCCGAAAGACGGGCTCCAGGTCCTCATAGGAGAGGCGCTTGGCCTCCTCCATCTCGACGGCGCCGGGCCGGTACTCGATCTTCTCGTAGCTGCCGTCGGCCAGGCGGACCGTCTTGCCGCGCTTCGTAATGGCCCCTACGGGGAGGTCGAAGAACGCGTCGCGACTGAGCTCGTCGCGGCTCTTCCGCTTCAGGGCGCGCCTGTGCCGGCGCACGGTCGCCTCGGAGGTGTTGAACTCCTCGGCCAGATCGATATTCGTCTTGCGCTCGCGCTCTGGGAGCGCGTCATTGGCGATGATCGCCTCATCCAGCGGGCTCATGGGTCTCCTATCTAGGGATTGCTGGGAGTACTGAGGAAGTCTATCCCCGTCCCCAGGCTTTTCCACAAATCGGCCGCGGAATTGAGACCTAAGTGGCGTCTACCACACCTGTATCCGCAGGATCGGATTGCCCTTCCCCCGGTTCCCGGTTACCTTGGAGATGTCCACCTCACTACTAAGGAGAACCCCATGACCTCCATCTCGACCAATCACCTAGCCTTCCCCGGCAACTTCAGCCCGCTGACCGAGCGTCGTGTGTCCGCCCAGTCCTGGGTCAACGCCCTCCGCCCCTACCTGCGCTACGTGAGCACTGTGACGAAGGACGGCGCCCCCGCGGTCCTGGCGGAGAACGGCAACGACCTCGTTCTGACCCTCACCCAGTCGGACGAGAAGCGCGGCCACTGGCCCCTGTGGACCCTGGAGGTCTACTCGCGCAAGACCCGCGTCGAGTACTCCTACAAGGTCGGCAACCTGCACGATGTGCTAGTCTCTCTCCTGCGCGAGGTCTGACTCTCGGTCACCCCTCGGAGAGCCGACCTCGCAGGCAAGGACGCCCCAGAAACCCTCGGGATGACTACCCGGGGGTTTTCTGTTGCCTAGATCACCTTCTCATAAGTTGTGAGCACTTTACCCGTCACCTCACAAAATGTAGGCTGGACCCATCACCCGGCGACGGCGGAAGCCGTCCCAGATAGGAGCAGTCATGAGCATCATGGACCTGGAGAAGGTCGTGAACCGGGCCCGTAAGGCCGCCCAGGGCTCGCACACGCCCTGCGGCCCGATCACCTGGGTCTGGGGCAAGGAGGACCTGAAGGGCCTCGTGAGGGCGATTCACGAGTCCTCCGAGATCGTCATGGACCTGGAGACCACCGGCCTGGACGAGTACGCCGAGGCCGGCGGCGACACCAACGGCGGCTACCCCGCCCGCATCGTCCTGGCCTCGCTAACCCTCCCGAGCGCCGAGCGCGCCGCGTCCGGCGCCTACAGCTGGCGCACCTTCGACGGCGAGCAGCCGATGACCTACCTCGTGCCCCTCTCGCACCCAGCCTCGCCGCTGCTGGGCGCGTGGAGGAAGGTCATGGCGATCATCGGCCGTGAGATCAACCGCAGCGGCAAGCCGTTCGTCAACGCGAACATCAAGTTCGACGCCCGCTGGGTCTTCGCCCAGGCCGGCGTGGACCTGTCCGACCGCATCGAGTGGGACACGACCGTCTCGTCCCAGCTGGTCGACACCGAGGCCCGCACCCGCCTGAAGATTCGTGCCGCTCGCGACTTCGACATCGAGGAGTGGGACGACTTCGACCTCGGCACCCCCGGCGCCGCTGAGAGCGTGGACCTGATCCAGCTCGGCGAGTACGCGGCGCGTGACACCTACTACACCTGGAAGATCGAGCAGGAGCACCGCGACCAGATGTTCCTGACCGGCGACGAGGAGCCCTTCGACTCCGACGACATTCAGATGGCCCGCCTCGGCAAGGTCGCTACCTACGTAGCCATGCCGACTGTGAAGACCCTCACAAAGGTCGAGCAGCGGGGCTTCCTCCTCGACGTGGACTGGGTCCACGCCAAGATCGAGGAGATGGACGCCCTGCGCCTGAAGGCGTGCGAGGACATCCTCGGCCTGTACGGCACCGCCCCGGCGCCCGCGCCGGCGAAGGACGGCGTAACCACGGCCGCTACGTCGAAGTGGTTCCAGGGCTTCGTACAGCAGGCCATCGAGGCCGGCGACCTGCGCGTGACGGCGCGCACGGACTCCGGCAACGCTCAGTGGAACAAGGCAGTCCTCATCGCCCAGCAGCGCCAGGGCAGCCCCGCCGCCGACGCACTGCTACGCCACCGCGACGCGACGAAGACGCTGGAGTTCCTGCGCTCGTGGCTGGAGCTGCGGGACCCTAACAACGTGATCCACGCCACCTACAACGTAGGCTTCGTGAAGACGGGACGCCTGTCGAGCTGCGTATCCCCGGACACACTCATCGACATGCCTCGCGACATGGTGAAGTACCCCGACGGCGTTCCCATGCGGGAGGTCAAGGCTGGGGACTGGGTGTACGCCTATGACCACCACTGCCGACTGACCCTCCGGCAGGTCGAGTGGGTTGGGCCGACCAAGGTGGCCGACACGGTCATCGTGACCTTCGAGAACTCTCAGGGTGATCGCCGCACCCTCCAGTGCACCCCGGACCATCTCGTCCGCCTGCACAACGGGCACTACTGCCCTGCCGAGTACTTAATGAAGGGTCCGCGAGGCGCGGCGGCCCCTCGCGTCCTCGGAATGGTCCGCCGCCAGTGGACGGCATCGAAGTCCTCCAAGGACCGCTACCTGTCCTTCTTCCCGAACTCAAACAGTCGAAAGACTCCTCCGAGCGTCGCTCCGGGAGTCCGGTACGGATCGACCGCAGGAGGTAAGTCCAAGGAGCACCGCTGGGTGATGCAGCGCGTGCTTGGGAAGAAGCTCTCCACTAAGTGGGACGTCCATCACGTGGACAGCGTCAAGGTGAACAACTCCCCGGAGAACCTGGAGTACATGAGTCACTCCGATCACATGCGACTCTCGATGCTGGATCGGCGAGCGAACGGCTCCCCAGAGCAGCCCTACCCGGACGTATTCACCGGGAAGACTGACTGGCGCCCGGTATCTATCGAGCCAGGTCCGAAAATTGAGGTGTGGGACATGACGGTGCCGGAGGACCACTGCTTCATCGCCAACGGAATCACCGTCCACAACAGTAATCCAAACGTCCAGCAGATTTCTGCCAGGCTCAAGCCGGCGTTCATCCCCCGTCCCGGACACGTCCTGCTCGACCTCGACTACAGCCAGGTCGAGCTGCGCGTGGCGGCGTTCATCTCACGCTCTCAGCCGATGATCGAGGCCTTTCAGCGAGGTGACGATCTTCACAGACTCCTCGCCGCGAAGATCGCCGGCAAGGCGCCGGAGGACGTGACCAGCCTCGAGCGCAAGCGGGCCAAGGCCGGCAACTTCGGCCTGCTCTATGGCATGAGCCCTGGCGGCTTCCAGTCCTACGCCGCCACCGCCTATGACGTTTCTCTCACTCTGGCCGAGGCCCAGGCCGTCCACAGCGCGTTCTTCGAGATGTGGGACGGCATGCGTCAGTGGCACGAGCGATCGAAGCGCCGGGCCTACGAGCGCGGCTACGTTACGTCGCCGATCGGTCGCACTCAGTGGCTCAGCGACCTCTACTCGAAGAGCTCGTTCAAGGCCTCCCACGCCGAGCGCAACGCCCTGAACAGCCCCGTGCAGGGCTTCGGCTCAGACCTCATGCAGATGGCCGCCGCGTCGATCATGGGCACGCTACCGGGCTACCCGCTCCCCCGCGTAGAGGGCGCCCACGTCGTGGCGACCGTGCACGACGAAATCTGCATCGAGGTCCCGGAGGACCGCTGGCAGGAGATTCTCATCGAGTGCAAACGCCGCATGGAGGACGTGAACACCTTCCTGCGCCCGCTCGACTGCCAGATGGACGTCCCCATCGTGGCCGGCCCGTCGGCCGGCACCCGGTGGGGAGTCCACGACCTGCACGACGAGGACGACCCGCTCCCGCAGGTCTGATACCTACTTCACACCCTTGAGACATGCGTCTCAAATCATCAGAACCGGGAATACGTTGGAAACACTAGCAAAACTGCCTATTCCCAGACCACTCAGAGATCTACATCACATTTTAGGAGACACCATGCGCAACGCACTTCGCGTCTACCCCGCCCGTCCCGCCACCTTCCAGGGCCGGCCCGCCGTCCAGATTCGAGACAGCAAGAACGAGATCGAGTACTTCGTCGAGATCACCGAGGAACCGGACTCCTCGGGCCGCTACCACGTCGTGAACCTCCTGTGCCGCCCTGACGAGGGCGTCCGCTTCCCCGACAGTGTTCCCCACCGGACCCTCTGCGAGATCGCCGCAAACGTGCTCGAGAGGCGCGAGAAGCCTGCCCGAGGGGGCAACCAGTACCGCGGGCTGCCTATCGAGACTCTGCGAGGGCTGATCGAGTCCGGCAAGACCCGCACCGATATAGCCAAGGACCTGGGGCGGAGCATCTACACCGTGGACTCCTGGCTCCGTAGGGCCCGAAAGCTAGACCCGAGCTTCCCCGGCACGATGACGAAGACCGGCAAGCGCCGCCCGGCCCACAACGCGCCCCGCCGGAGGGCTGCGGGGCCTGCCGACGACCCGGAGCTGACGAACATCTGAGCCCCATTCACGAGGGCCCCTCCCACATCGGGAGGGGCCCTTTTGCGTGCCCTGAATCACATACACACGCCTGTGACACATGCTGAGACAGTTGTCCGCATAGTGAGAAAGTGACCGCGGTCACTACGTTTTAAGCGCGGTTGGGGGGGTAAATAATGCTTATGTCAAAATGTGTATGCCAAGTTACATGTTCCCCTTGACTCGGGCGTGTCGCACCTCAACTTCCGCGTGTCGGGCCCCATTGCTGGGATTAGTCAGTATGCCTGCATACTATTCCCAGATCCGGGTGTGAGGAATGTCTAACTTTAAAACCCCTATTCCGTGAACAACCTCACCGTTTTGCTATTGCATCTGGCCCCCGGATTTGATATCCCGCGCGCCCGCGCGCGCCCACACACACTCGCGTCCTTCCCCGGACGTAGT